AGAGGCAATCAGAGCAAACATCATATCCGCAGTTGCTGGCAGACCAAAGGATTCTGAAGTATCTTCAAGACCTGGATCTGTGTTTGTGAACCCAGAACGAGTTGTCTGAGTAGCAGAAACAACAGGAAGCTTGAATTCAACCGCAAGTCCACGAAGCTCTTCTGCGATAGCCTTGATGTATGAATACGAATTCACATTTGCGCCATGCTTGAGACGAGCGGAAGAACAGATGTTTAGATAGTCAATGAACAGAATATCTGGCTTAAAGTTCTTCTTCAAAGCCAGTTCATTCAGCAATGCTCTAAAGTGAATTGAAGATGCTGACGCAGTTGGATATTCCTTGATAATAAGCTTGCCTTTGATATTTTCCTTAAGGCGAGCAATCTTGCGATCATAGGAGTCTTTAGGAAGAAGAGCAAGATCATCAAGTTTAATATTTAGAAGATTGGCGTCAATGCGTTCTGCGATCTTTTCTTCAGACATTTCCAAAGTGATATAAAGAACATTGTAATTCTGAACCAAGCTTGCCGCAGCAACATGACACATGAACAAAGATTTGCCAACACCTGTATTGTGTGAAGAAACACCATTAGTGTAATATCTATGATTCTCATGGTTCACATTAATATCAACAATCGGGATTTTTAAACCAGTCTTAGAAACTCTACCAATAGAGAATCCAGAAACTGTATTGAATTCTTCAACACCAATCTCACAAAGATCTTTTGCATATTTCCAACCAGATGCGGTCTCAAATAGATGATTTTCGTTAACTCGAACTTCCGTTCCATCGTCCATCGTCAACTTGTATTCTTCCCACTCACCTTTATCAATAAAGAAATTCACACCAACCCATCCATCAGGCGAATCAACTTCGACTTCATATCCTTGATTCAGAAGAGTTTGAATTTCAGAAATTGAAGTTTCTTTAGTTTCCCACATAAAATTCCTCATAAAATGAATATTCACGATCCTGCTAATTTTCAAAAATATGCGTCTCTTGGCGGCAAAGCACTTAAAGGTATGATTTGCGTAACTAATGGTGTACATAGAACTAGAATCAGACCAGATAAATTACAAGAATATATTTCTAATGGTTATCGTAAAGGATTTACTGTTTCTTCCTGAATCTGATTCTAACTCTCGTTTCTGGATGTACGCATCCTGCCAGAGCAATGTTAAGTGTCTTAGTCGGCAATCCACCTTTTGTGATCCGATTAAAATAATCTAGATCAAATGGAATACGCTTCTCAGTCTTATGGTAAAACTCATATCGCTGATCAGAGTTCTCAATATAATCGTGTCCAATATTTGGATCAAATGAAATCGACAAAGCATCTGATAATATCTGAGGGATTGAACCCTTAGACTTATCAGTCTTTGTCTTTCCATCTAGAATCTGGATTGATTCTAGAATTGCGTTATGTAACGCTTTCTCTTGACAGAACTTTTCTGTTTGTTCAACAAGCCACTCAGATTTGCTTACCTCAGTATCTTTCCTGAGTTCGTCAATTAATTCTGAACACTTCTTGTAATCTTCTTCAAATAGATTTTCTCTGTCATTTAGTGCAACATTAATTGCTTCAAATGTCGGTATCTCGTTGAATTGGAGGACGTACTTTTGAACTTCCTCGTACAGAGTTTTTTCGCTTCGATCCTGAAGATACTCGCTTTTTAGATATGGCAGAATCTTTCGCACGTACTGTTCGTTGTGGAACAGGTTCTTCAATATAATCTTCTCCAATTTCTTCATCTTCTGTATTCCCGCCTATAAATTTTTCAGCTTGAGTCATTATTGCTTTATCTAACATCAACAAAAGAATATCACCAGCTATTTTGCAAAATTTAGGATCAGCAATAACATTTTCAAACCCCCTAATGATTTCAATATCAAAGGAAGCTCGAGCGCCCATGTGCCCAAGGTCCTCTCCTATATTAATAGTCCCATAGGAGTATATTATACCTGCAAATGGACCTTTAAGCAACTCTATTGGTAGAATGCCATTTGATGTTACACCAACAGCAACCTTAAAGTATTTGTCTTGCTTGTACTTTCGTTTTCTATTCCAAGATTGAATCTTATCAATATGAGGTTGTAATAACTTACGCATCTTCTTCCTCCTCTTCTTCAATAGAAGCTTCCTCATCATAACTAGAATAGATTGAATTTGCACCATATGAATAGTTTTTCTTAATCCATTCAAGGAAAGTTTTATCCTTTAGAATTTTACTCCAGAATTCTCTGGTATCTGTATCCTTAATGCGGAACTTCTTATCCTCAACTTCTCCAGTCTCAGTATTGACTCGAGCATACCAACCGTTAGATGGTTTAACGACATGACCCGATTCAAGAGCAATTTCAAGTAATCCAGAATACTTGCTGATACCACCTTCAAACATTACAGTAATGGGAATCTTTGCTTTTTCTTTAACATAGCGAGACTTCTCGACGTTGATTATAAAGTTATATCCCAACAACTCAGTACCATCCTTTTCTTGCTGGCGACCAAGAATGAATATATTATCTGCGCTGTAATATGAGCCTGTGTTATGGGTGACAACACCATTTTCTAAAACATAATGTTCTGCTTCCTTTACAGAAAGATCATAAACTTTTCTTTTGCCGACCGAAGTAATACTTTTAATTTTCATAATTTCCTCTTTTTACATTTATCATTGTGCCACCGTTTTAGATTGCTGGCAGTTGTTACAATATCGCAGTGACCACATTTCATTTTATTTTCTGGTTTTAATTTTCTAGGATTAACCCAATCTGGACAATTAACTCTAGAATCAGTATACAAAACTCTTACAATTTCTAGAGTATGGATATTCTGTAGCATCACATATCCCTTTCTACCAATCTTAGCTTTGTGCTCTTTAGATTTTGGTTTTTTTGCTATACTGTCTACCCAAGATTTAATTTGTTCAGGCGTTTTGTATATTTTACCCTTATGTTTGTCAGAAAGCAACTTTTTTGTTTCATCGCTATGAGATTTACCATAAAAATTATTTCCTTCTCCAGAATATTGTTCAGAAAGTAATCTACTTCTTTCTTTTTTGCAATATTGAAATAATTGAGAATTTACATTTCTTGATTCTTGACCAACTCCAATTCTACTCATAGAATGCCAAGCATGTACTAATTTGGTAGTCTTGTGAATTTTATATAAAAGCCAATGCGCCAAATAATGTTGCCTAGCAGTTAATTTGACCAAATTTGATTTAACATCTAAGCCACCCATACAAAGAGGAACTATATGATGAGTTTCTTTGTATGGGTCGTGCTTTGGGTTATTTCTAGCATCAAATATTAAAGATTCGTAGAGTTTAGAATAGTTCATAATTTTCTCCTATTATGAACTATTTATATTATTCTGAATCTTAGTATTCTACTGACAATACCTCCATATCAACTGTCGTATTTTTAGCCTCAATCCAATCCGCGCCGCTACCATTATCTCTTACATATGGAATAAGGAATTTATGTTTATCTGAACATATAACTTTATGCCCATCATCAAACTCAATTTCATAACATTCAGGTTCACCATCATCTAGAGTTTCTGGATTCCAGATAGCAGTAACTTCCTGCGGACCATTTAGTGTTTTAACTAAATCGCCAACAACGAAATCTTCAACACTCTTACAAGTTCCATCAGCAAGTTGAATCTTTGTTCCAGCAATTACACAACCACCACCAACAATTGCCTTTGGAAACATACCAATTTCCATATAAGTGTGATTGACAACTACCATTGGAATATCTTTCAACGTCAAATGTGGAGTGACCATGCGGAATAATGATTTAATTTGCTTAGCGCGAGTCATATCACCAACTGACTTCTGTTCAAGAGCATCTTCAACTTCTTTCTTAGAAGCTAGATTACCAATAGAGTCAACAATAATCATCAAATGATCACCACGAGTCACTTCCTTCAACTGATTCATAATATCAAATTTTAGCTGTTCAACATCAGTTAATGGAGTGTGGATAACCCTTTCTTGATCAATTTGAAAAGTCTCAAAGTAACTCTTTGGTGTACCAAACTCTGAGTCATAAAACAGAATTACAGCATCATCATACTTATCAAGATACGCTTTCGCCATCAATAGACTGAATGCAGTTTTAAAGTGCTTTGATGGTCCAGCCCACATTGTTAGACCAGGTGTAAATCCTCCATCAATATCACCAGAAAGAGCAATGTTTAAGGCAGGAATGCTTGTTTGAATCATATCCTTTGCCTGGAAGAACTTCGACTTAGAAAGGACAGCTGAATCCTTGATGGTGGAATTCTTTTTAATTTTATCTAATAAACTCATGATTTCTCCTTAAGAAAATAAACCTTC